TCCAACAAAGGCGCCACCGGCAATGAATAAGATATCTTTGGTGTTAATCTCATTCATATCACTACCTGGATGCTTACGGCCACCTTGATTAGGAACACGGCAATTAGTACCCTCAACGAGTTTTAGCAATGCTTGTTGAACACCCTCACCTGAAACGTCACGTGTGATACTCGATCCTTCGCTTTTACGTGCAATCTTGTCAATCTCGTCAACAAAGATAATACCTCGCTCTGCTAGTTTAATGTCTCCGCCGGCTGCATTGACCAACATCGCAATCATAGATTCAACATCATCACCTACATAACCAGCTTCGGTTAAACTGGTAGCGTCAGCGACTACAAAGGGCACTTTGAGAAATTTGGCTGCTGTCTTGGCAAGCAATGTTTTACCACTACCAGTTGGTCCCACAATAAGAACATTTCCTTTTTGTATCTCTAAATCTTTAGGTGGTGTGTTGATACGTTTATAGTGATTAGCGATAGCAACACTCAACACCATTTTAGCATCATCTTGTCCAATAACATGTTGATCCAAAAACTCTTTGATAGCTTCCGGATCGTAACTTGAATCAGTAGATGTTTCTTCTACCAATGTATCATCTTCAACAAGATCACCGCATAGTTCTATGCAATCGCTACATATTGCGGCATTCTCGCCTACTACTAATTTTTTTACTGACTCTTTACTAGAGCCACAGAAACTGCAATGGTTAAGTTGTTTTTCATCGGTCATGTATTACTTATCTCAAAGAGTTTTGACTCTTTCATTTTTACAGTACTCGTCACTAACTACCTCTAACTTAAGAGTTTCAGCAAGTCTAATTGCGTCAGCATTCTTGGGGAGCGGTAGCTCGGCAGTCCTGTAAATCGAATATCCAGTTTCATAACGTGATGGATTAGTGATGTTGGGTCCATCTGCTAACCACTCAGGGATTGAACAGTTAATACTGATTGGATTGCCATTTATGTCAGATACAGTAAACATTACAGTAATACCAACATCTAGGTAATCTCTAATTTTTGCGGCACGTGAATGGTCACTGAAAAAGAATCTATCTGTTTGACCTAACCACTTGTTACCAGGTGGATAGTATTGAACAATAAACTTTTGTTGGTCAGCATAATTATTTTGACCATCTTGCAATATGTTAAGCATTTCCCTAAGCGCAATTGCATAGTTATTGTTCCAACTTAAACTATAAGAGACAGCGATAACCGGAGTTCGGTTAGCTCTCATTTTGAACTCAGTTGAAGTTCTTTTAACAATAAATGCATTTTTTGGAAAGTCACCCACAACTTCGTCAATGATTGCATCCCCTGTACTACGATCACGCATATAGGTTACATATTTTGCAGCCAACCTATCGCTTTGCAATGATTGTGCATCGCTCATTTTTCCTAACAATCTATTAGCAATACGACTAGACCTAACAGACATGTCCATTTCTAATTCATACATACCATTAACTTGTTTGGTACTTAGAATAGTGTAATTGCTGATGTACCCAGAACTATGTTTTAAGATATTGTCACGAATGAGTTTATTATCTTTTACCTCTGTGGTAGCTAGTAACACAGAACCAACTACATTTTCGATTGCTTTACTAAAGCACATGTCTTTTGCTTCTTCCATAGTAGGACCTTTGCATGTTGAATGCAATACTACGGAATTTACATGAACACCTTCTGTAGTTTTAACAGCGACTGGTGTTTGGTACGGTGTAGAAGCACATGCTGTAAGAAACAGCACTGCCAAATATGTTAAGTATTTCATCGGAACATGCGTTGTAGTTGTTCACTACCACGACCACTGTCTTTGTCCCAACGAATTGTGACTTTAACAGTTTGACGATCAACCACGTCCTCGTCTTTGATGTAAAGACCTCGCAAGATACCTTGTGCTTGACTACGAATGGTTTCGTTCAATGTGCGAACAGTGTCATTGGTGTTTTCACGAATAGCGATGTTTGCATCTTTATCTGCCTCGTCATCACTCAATTCAACTGTATCAGTTTTGATTTTTGATTTGATATTGTCGTTGGCTTTTTCAACGTTCTTGGAAATTGTGTTGACCACACTTGTGCTTGAAATATCTTCACTGATAAAGTGTCGTAGTTTTGCCTTAGCTTTCATTTCAGCAACTTTGAATGCGGTTTCTCGATTGTTTTCAGTGTTACCGTTACTAGTTGCGTAAGCAGTAACTTCAATTGATTTGATATCACCTTTGACACAAACTGCATCAGTGACACCAAACATACCAGTACCAAATGCACAGTCCCATTCGAGTTTGACACCTTGACGTTTAAAGTTGGTGCTGAGTTTTTGACTTGTGATTGGTGTTAATGCGCCACTAGATTCACCACCTACTTTGGGTGCTGAACTGCAGGCAGTTAACATTACTGCAACCGCAATAGTTGAAAGGACACGTTTCATAAAAACCTCTGTGTGAGTTAAACAATGATGATAGTATATGCGATTTTGGATTAATCAGCAAGTTATTTTGGGCAATTATTTGGACTGAATGTGATTTCTAATTGCTTCTTGTTCTTGGTCTGTGAGGATTTCAGGGTCATACTCACCTGTACTGATTTTGCCAACTAAGAAACTTAAGTATTCATCATTAGATAGGTATGCATCAGTTTGTTCTCTGTTTGTTTCAATCCACTGATTACCATTAAACTTAAAGACTTTATTTGGGATAGAATCAGTACGAATAAAGATATCACCCTTGATTGCGTCTACTGAAAAATTAGATCCAAACGAGACTTTAGGTTCTTTTGGTTGGTCAGCTTTCAAAAACAATTCAGGATGCAATCCTTGAAGTGCTTCCATGCTCATGCGTTTACCGTTGTATAAGATATAATCAGAATCCATTGTACCTTGAATAGAAGGATGATCCAAATATGCAGGACCAGTTTGTACCCATTCACCTGTTTCTAAATCTTTGATACCTTCAAATGGTGGAGTATCATCATTTTTCTTAGGAGTAATATCAATGATTTCAGGAATTTCTTCATCATGTAACTCTACTACTTCCATTACATCTTCATGTGGACTAGTTGCGACAACAGGAGTCAATTCTTTAAAATGTACAAAGGGTTGATTCAAGTATGGATGTAGTTCTAATATAGACTGTTCTTGTTCTTGTTCAGGCTTAGGCTCTAATTCTTTGAATGCTTCTTCCTCTTCATCAGTTACTTCCAATACTGATACATCTTGTTTGATTGGTTCTGCTAGTGCCTCTTCAAATTCATTAGACAATATATCAATTTCTTCCTGCGTATATGTTGTAGGTACCATAGTGTCATCTTCAACATCATCTTTGTCCCACTCTTTGCTTTGGTTAGCAGCAATTACTAACATAATCGCAAGAGGATCAAACACAACAACTAGTAAGATAATAACCCAACGAACAGCACTTTCAAGCATAGTTTGACTTGCTTGGTCACCGTAAATCAATGCAGCAATGTACTTGATTGGACCCACTTCTGCTTCTGTTTTTCTAAACTCACTAGCGATAGGTGCTCGTTCTTCATTGAGTTTTTGAATTGTTGTGTTGGACACTTCAATATCTTTGAGAATACGTGCTCGTTCGGGTGCTTGTTGTTTACGAATAGCAACACTTCGTTCAACACTTCGCTCACTGTCACCCTTTGACATGATATCATTAACTTGCTGATCCATTTGTGACAACATAGCACGGTCAGAACTAATGTTGTCTTTTTGTACTTTAATCTTTTCATCAAGCAATTGAACTTTGGCAGCAATGTCACCACTACCAATACCTTGATCCAAGTGTGCTTTACTTAAGAAACCAAAGATACCCATACTTGTTAATAGTGCGAGTAAAACAACGGCTGGCACTAGATAAATTTTCATAATCAATGCACAACGATGCCAGTACTTACGCAGCCAAACTGTTGTGGTGATTTTTGCAAGTTCAAGTGCTGAACCCATAATGATAATAGGCATGACTGCACCACTAAAGATTGCAGTCAAACCAATAATACTATACCAAGCAGCAATTGTGCTTAGTGTTAATGCTACAAGTAACGCTCCGTTACTTAGTGAGAATATTCTTTTCAGTGTGTTCATAATTTATTATCTAAACTTCGGCGGATCACGCAACTCAAATAGATGACCGTATTTGTCCATAAAAATGTGAAGGGGCATTACTGTCTTTCTTGGTATAGATGAACCATGAATATGACATGTAATAAATGGTACGTTTTCACGTATTTTAATTTGCATAACTTCTAACTTTACACCATCTGGGAAAGTATAAGTTTTACCTACGATATCTGGAATGTCCATCTATTATTTACTCATTTTCATAGACATTGAACTCACCCCATTGTCCACGCCAATTGTCGTGTTCACTATCCATACCCTCGTCATCAAGTTCAACTCCATCATACTCTAAACGGCTGATGATACAAGCACCCTCAACATCAACAGTTTTGTATCTAAACTTGCGAGGATCAAACTCTTGTCCTTCTTCAATAACAATCGTGGTTTGAATACAACTACCTTTGCCACCTTGTGTCCAAACAACAAATGTGCCAGTACCTAGATAACGCGGATACATCTCATCAATTTCTTCACTTGCATCCCAACGACTGTCATCATTACCGTGTGCTTCTGCAACAAAACCAGTAACATCACCGTTGAAGATTTCTACTCCATCTTGGTTAGTAATGGTCATGACTGTATCATCTTCATCGAAACCCCAAATCTGTTTAATATCATTCATGTCATAATATGGTTCCGTGAATCGTGCGTTTTCTGGAGTTTCATTTTCATCATAGTCATAACTATCATTCAGTGCGTCACTCAGGTCATCACTGTGTTCCTCATCGCTCCAATAATCACATTGTGCCTTAGTGATTGTACCTACACCAATTTCTCGTGTACGACCCCAAACACGAATTGTATACTCCCCTGTGGGATAGTTAGGAAGTTTTTCTGTTTCAGGTTGAGGACCTTCTTGTGGTCGTTGTGTTGGAAACGGAAATACTGCTTCTACTTCTTGTTCTTGTAATTCTTCATCACTAAGAGAAGTACCTTCAGATTCAATTAATTCATTAAACTCACGCTTGAGTTCTTCCAATGCATCTGCTAATTCTTTAGTACGGGTTTCATCATCTTCGCCGTCTTCCTCACGCATATCCATCATTACCCAACCTTCACCGCATGAAGGGCAATGATATTGACCACTCAATTCAGGCAGTTCGCTTTCTTTGTGTATTTCGCCACAGCTAAAACAAGGTACAGCCTCTTCTCTTTCTAATCTTTCTCTTGCCCAACGTGCTTCACGCTCTTTGCGTTCTTGTTCGTCTTTGATTCCTTCCTCAGTCAACTCAACATCACTGTCACACATAGGGCAAACATCTTTTTCACTATGTGATTCTTCATCGGAAGAATAGTAATCTTCAATTACAGTACCATCTTCACGCAAATATTGAGTCAGTGTTGACCACTTTGATCCGGTCCAACGACATTTAGTACACTTATGTGTTGGTTCAGGTTCTTTTTGTGGCTCTACCCAACTATCTTCGTCACCTAGTTCATAAGTAACATCGTATCCGCCTTTACGGTCAGTCCACCAATCATCGTATTGGCGTTCCCAATCAATGTCAATATCGTTGTTCCATGCTTCATTCATTACATCATCAATATCAACTTCACCATCAATGATTTGTTGAAGCAATGAAGCAATCTCATCCTCATCTAAGTCTGGATAGATTTCACTTAGTTTATCTTCATCTAGTTCATAAGCAAATTGACTATCAACTTGATGCCATTCATGTTTAACGATTGTGACCATAATTATTCCTTAGAGTTTGGATTTGACATAAGCAATTACTTCTTTTGCTTCTTTGTACTCACTCAATTCTAACAGAATATCCATAGCACTGTCAACAGCTTCTTGAAACTCTGGGTAATCTTGTCGCCATGTGATGCGATATAATTCATTTTCATCTGGGTTCATTTCAAATTCCTTTTTAGGTTTCATTTTGTAAATCTGGGTATTCTTGCTTCAGTGCCAGCGTAGACAAAATTGTCCAACATTGGCAACAGTGATTCCAATTGATCGGATGGGCATCGCTCTACTAGTTTATGTTCACCTTCAACCAACATGTAGTAGAGAATCACAGTACCTTCTGCAAACTGTGGTTTGAAAATGTGTTCTAAATCTTCCAGTTGCATCATTCAACTCCGAAATGTTTCTTTAATTCAAGTGAATACATCTGTAGCATACGGTCGATATAAAATCGTGTACCGTTACCCGTATAATAATGACAGTCACCTGTATGATAAGCCGGAGCCAATAAACCTACTTTTTCAGCAAGTTCTTTGAACTCTTTGTCCAGGTAAGGTTTATCCTGTTCAGCAAGTTGTCGAAATTTGTTAACATCGTTCATTATTCAATTCCAAAATTTGGCGCACCACGATTTAACCGATATTGAATCTCATATAATTCATCAGAAAACGTAGACTTTTCAGTTTCGTCTTTTGAATTCTTAATCTTATTTTTTAATGAGGTTTCCTTATCTTTAAGTTCACTATAAATTTTAGCAATAGTTTTATCACGCTTGCTCATTCTTTCACTCCGAAATGTTCTTTAATTAAATCTGAGGAAAGATAAGGTTCAGCCGAATCAGCGATATTAGCGCATTCCAATATAAGCAACTCGGCAAACCGTTCAGCAAAGCAATCTGGAATATACATCTTCTGTAATTCCAAATTGGTGTATTCATCATCTCGAATATAGTCAACATCGCTGACGGCCTTGTCAAAAAGTTCTTGAATTCGTTTGTTCATTTCCCAGCCTTTGCATCATTATAACCAATCAGATAACCCATTACCAATGCAAACATCATACCCGCGATAGCAATCGCTGTACCAATGACAGGTCCCCAATCAAATTCTTTCATTACCAACACCACCAAAAAATAATTTGTTCATCGTTGGGGAAATGTTCAGTGACTACTTTACGCATAGCAGTTACCAAATCATCTGTCCAGTTAGGATCAGTAGGCTTATATACTTGGACTGCCCATTCACGCAACTGTTCTTTACAGTAGTCCCATTCTTCGTCATCGTCATGTACTGGGAAATACACAGATTGGTAGCTATCGTTGCGTAGGCGTTCACCCCACAACTCTAAGTAGGCATGCCAATAGTTGCGATAGTCATTTGATTCTAATACACCCACCCACTTACCGTCTAAGAATGTGCCACCATGTAGTTCACGAAGTGGTTCAATACCTTTAGCAACAAGTAGTTCATTTAGATGTTTAAGTAGTTCTGGCTGAACATATTCCATCCAATCAAATGTGTCAACTGATTTGCTTTTCATTCTTCAACTCCGAAATGTTCTTTAATCGTTCGCACACAACCATTAGCGGCACTACGAACATCACTCAAGCGGCTATCTTTGATAATAGCGTCAGCACATTCCCGCACAATCAACTCGGCGAACTTTTCCAATTCTTCTGAAAAATTGTCATCAGAATCGCCTCCCCACTCTTTCAACTTAGGGGTGAGTAGTTCCTTGATTCGTTCATTCATTCGTCATCCTCGTTATAAAAAACTTTTGTATGGTCAGTAATATTGTAGCCACTCAAACTTAGTTTGCTTCGTGTTGGAATATTACCTCGCACATATTCGTACTTGACAAACTTACCCAACTTGGCATCAATCTCTGCTACAGTCTTTCCATGCCATCCTCTGCCAAGGATGTATTTGACTTTGACCCATTTGACATTGTTTTCGGGAGCACCTGTATATTGACTTTGAAAACTGTAATAGTCACTATGTCCACCACTCATTGAAGTGATGCTCAGTGGACGACACCAATCTTCTGGCTCAACAATGTCATCTTGCTCAAGTAGTTGAATGTTAATCATATAACAAATCCAATCAATAACCCTAGACTAAAAGTAACAACACTAACAAGAACTATCGCAAGTATTGCACCAGCATGACTATCCATTAACTTCATAAATGGACTAAGTTCATCAAGCCAAGCATTCTCAATCTTAAGTTGTTCTAACTCTTTTTGTTCCCAATAGTTCATTAGTGTACCTGATGCGCTAACCGAGCAATTTCATTGATTAGATAAATCTTTGGTGCGAACCAAACCATAATAAAGGTATTAAGATGTGCTCCTGTTGTCACCAAACCTATAATACCGATTACAAGTCCCCCGACAAAATATCCCGCTTCGTAATCATCACGATCAGACTTGGGCAACCAACGAAACCACATCAAAAATGCTAGTATTAAAAATGCAATACCAATCACTAGATAGACTGTGTTACTTGCTCGTCCATAAGCAACATATTGCATGGCAATATCGGGCACTTGATCTGCCGCAAATTGCGATGCTTTGTCAACTGTTTTGCCTACGCTATCCATGATTGCATCAGCACGACTTAGTAATGCTTGTTGCAATGGTGTCAATGTCTCGGCTACTTGGTTCGCATTATTTTCAACTGTACTCATTTTCTTTCCTTATTTGCCAGGGGTAATGTTTTATCTAAAGCCATTATTTTGATTCCTCAAAGACATCACAATCGGCGTAATGATTGGCGGCGAATGCCCATGCTTCCTCCTCAGTGTCAAACCAAGCCACCGCCGTGCCCGCCCAACGCTCAGGACCAGTGCCATCCACATCGCCACCGTATTCAACTTCTCTAACAACGAATTGGGTCATAACAACACTCCGTTTAGTGATTCAATACAAGTATTATAGCACCATATCCATTTATTGTCAACTTTTTGGCATAAATAAAAATGAGGGTCACGATGCGTCAACATCTACCCTCTCTAATGCTAAAGTATTACATAAGGAGCACCAGCATGACTATTTATTATCTTTGTATCAAGACCCATAACATTACTGGTTTACGATACCTCTGTCAGACAACAAAGAAAGATCCAATCAAATATTTTGGTTCAGGAAAAGAATGGACTGAACATCTGAATAAGTTTGGACATGATATTAGGACCGACATATTACTCCAAACATCTAACAAAGAAGAATTGGTTTCCGCGGGTAGATATTACTCTAGACTTTGGAACATAACTACAGCAATGGATGATTTTGGAAACAAGATATACGCAAATCTTATCCCTGAAACATGCGGTGGTGGATTTTGCTATATTGACCCAAAGATAAACAAAGATATTATTCAAAAGAAAAGCAACACGGTTCGCAAAAACTACGGTGTAGATTGGCCTATGCAAGATAAGTCTATTATGGACAAAAGTAGAAAAACAATGTTTCAAAAATACGGCGTTGAGCATGTCTCGCAAAACAAAGAATCTATGGATAGAATCCGAAACACCAATAGAGAAAAAGGAAACAGGAATCTAGTTAGAGAGTTAAAGAACATCAGAAACAATTTAGGAAGAGTTAAGATAACCAAACTGGGTCTAAATCTAAACCCAGGATGGTATCAACTACCTGATGGTAAACTATCTGAAATGCTAGAACATCATTTACTTGTCATCGCGGAAAGTCTTAAATCTAGGAAAGCGTAGACTATAACTACCATCCTGATTTTGAGTAATAGCGTCAGCCATCACCACCGCAGTCTGACCAATAACACTTTCCTTGTAATCCCAGTATGATTGTCGTTCTACATCCGTATAACCACTACCAACATTGACTGTGATATGCTTACCATCATCAATGCCCTCGCACACTAAAGCGCCCATGCGACCTTGATTCTTACCGGTACCTTCTTCAACACCGATTACGGTCAGGTCATAGTCATAAACAGGCTTAAATTTCATCCAGAATGTACTACGCTTACATTCGTAAGGTGCATCCATGTCTTTAATCATAATGCCTTCAAAACCTAGATTAACTTGATCCTTAGCATAGCGTTCTAGTTGATCTTTACCAGCCGCTGTGTCTAAATCAACCATGATATGTGGGAGCAATTCAACATTAGGCATACTGTCAATGACACTTCGCATATCATCTAAGATTTTGATACGCTTGTCAAGTTGAGCATTCCAATATCCACGGCGAAAATCTTGTAATGGGATAATGTCAAACACATTGTAAACACTATCCTCAGCCTGTGCGTTTGTTTTACGGCGTGCTTGACGCATAAGTTCTTGGAAGCTATTACCAATCACTTCACCATCCATGACAAAGCCCATGCTTAAATTACTTGTTCCGGCTTTGCGTACCAATTTGTAAAAGTTGTCACGAACCTGATCTTCAATGTGTGTGAAGTTGTCAAATTGTTTACCATTACGGCTATAGCAAATGGTTGTGATTTCACCTGAATTACTATCAGCCGGGATAGCAATCAACAACATACGAACACCATCCAGTTTAGGCTCAAGTCGTTTAATGCCCTTCATTTCAGGACGACCTTCGCTGTTGGTTGCTAATTGACAACCAAAGATTGGAATTTCATAGTCTGTCTTTTTGCAGATTTTATTGATTGTGGTGCTAGAGACACCACAACGAAGGTCTCTGCGAATAACAGCGGCACAGAATGTATTCCATTCGTCACTGTCAAATCGTTCACTCATTGCACTGATTGCCTCTAGTGCTTTATTACCAGTCAAGGCTCGTTGACCTAGTTCATGCAATAGATGATTAAAGTCTTCCCAAGGATTCTCTGCACCAGTGATACCTACTGTATCAGGTACTTTGCGTACACCAAATGTAACAAAGGGATTGTAACAAATTTTAGCCAATGTCAAAAAGTTGATAGCATTGGTTGAACCAAGAACACACGCCTCAAGTGCTTGTTTGAGTACATCTTCTTTATGAAGGCGACTATCACTCTCATTTAATTTGTGAATCCATCCTGCTGACATGTTGTTCCTTTGTTCAAAATATGTATCTATTATACAACCGTTATGTATTATTGTCAAGTACTACTTTTTGAGTACTAACTTTTCGTCACGCAATCGTGCAACCATTTGCATGTTGCGTACATCTTGTTCCTTGCGTTCTCGTTTTTCTTTGCTGGAAACTTTCAATAGATCATCGTATTGCCGTGCCCACTCAACACCTCGCAACCAAACATTCAATTCTTCAAGTGAACCCAAAAACAATTGAGCATCACGACTATAGATAGGAAGTGAATCTGTATCCTTTGGTACAACAGCAATATAATTTAGGTCAGCAGTATTCCAACCATCTTTAGGCTGAGCAAGTTTTAACCCAAGTTCATCAAGTTCTTTTTCAATCCTACGCAATCTAACAATTTCGTTGTAACCGGTCATGTTCTACTCCTTCATAGAAATCCCATTCTTTACCACCCAACTTTGCCCACATGTCCCACTTTTCTTGTTCCTCACGGCAACGATTAGGCATACCAATTGATCCTACCACTGCCATGCACAATTCACAACGATAGCCATAGCCAGCACCTTCATCAAAGTATGCAGTGCCACCACATGGCAATTTAATTGGGTTATACCATTCCTTAGTCATTGAAACCTCAATAATAACAACATGTAAAGTTTATCGGACAAATCAAAATATTGGGTAGTAGACCACACTGTAGTAATTTGAATTGCCCCGTTCTTACGCAACCATTTATCTACTTCACTACCACTAGTGGTAGATACAGTGTGCCATAATTCACCATCAACAACACCTTCATCAACTTTGTGAAAAGGTTTTGTTTTCTTTATGTCCATGGTATGTGGATAAAGACTTGAAATATCGTTGTCTGTAATATTCATTTCACCAACTTGAATGGTATGAAAACTCCCAACCTTTCCACTTGTCAGTAAGTAGATTGGTCAATGTATTTTTTGTATCTTCAAGGTCTTCAAAATAGTACTTGTCGTAATCGGTTGTACCAAAAAAGAAACCACCTTGAGTTGGCAACAATTCACATGCCCTGCCTCGTTCCTTAAGAACACATTCAATCAATTCAAGCAACTCGGTTAGTTGTTCTCTGGACACATCGTATGTTCCACAGTCATCTACACTATTTTGTACATTATCAACAAACCACTTGTGAATAGCATTTGACTTGCGCCAGTATCCGGCTTCGGCGGTGACTTCTTTAATGCGAACTTCACCTAGTTCAGGAAAATTGTCACTGATATTTTTACTCAAGTCATTTTCATTGAACCAAAGAAAACGCTTGGCATCCAAGTACATATCTAAACCCATTTTATCCTCCAGTTGTTGTCGTTTGAATTTCATTTACAAAGTTTGAGAATGTCGTCAGTTGAATAACCTGCATGGATTGCCTCTGTCCGGCATTGTCCTTTAGCATATTCACTTACGCATACTGGAGCAAACATACCACCAATCAAGCCCACAAGGCAGATGCAAATCCATTTATCCATTATTTTGCTCCTTCAACTGCGATAGCCTTTGTTTTCTCTACGCCGTTATCAAGCATTTTAGCAATGCCCGAGAAGCCCACAGTAGAGACAATGATGCCAAAAATTGTTCCAAGAATAAAAGTTTTCATGTTAACTCCTTAAACGATTTGTGCGAGAATACGATTGTACACATCTTTTTTGCTCATGTAATATTCATAGTCACGCTCACCTTCATGGAAGTTGCGCCACTGATTTTGACCAGCATAGGACAAAATGTCACGCTTCAATGATTCACCTGTATAGCTTGCAATGAAACCATACAAGTCATAATGAGCAATGAAGCCCGAGCATTGGTAAATGAAGTTGTACCCAGTTTTGTTGAGGTTGTCAATACTACGGCATGCTTTGACAATGTTAGAAACAATCAAAGACTTTTGGCGTTCTGTCAGTGGTGTGAGAGACATTTTCAATTCCTTATTAAGCAATGAAGTCATAGATATAGCCGTAAGAGCCATCTTTGGAAACTTGAACTTTGTTTTTGTAGTCTTTTGCAAGTTTGTGAAAAATTTTGCGGGCTTGATTTTCGTCACAAATCACACTCAGTGAACCACAAAAGAAACTAGCAGAATTTTCGTCTTTAAGAACTGTAGCAACTTTAGCGAGAACTTCTTTTTCAAACGACATTTCAGACTCCTTGTTTCAACTGATTAAGACTCTATTATATGCCCAAAATGATTTATTGTCAAGCCTCTTGTTTGGCTTTGCTCAATTCATAATCAACTGTTGCTTGGAGGAATTGTGTGAATGAAATAGTACTAATTCCGTTTGCCCGCAACTCACACTCAATCTCGCAATAATTCATATAAGTGTCCATGCGTTCTTTGTCAGACACAATACCCAAGGTGTTCATCAAAGTTGTTTGTTTGACTGTAAACATGTTTTTCCTTTTCGTTTCAATACATGTATTGTACAACCAAAATGATTTATTGTCAACAAATGGAAAACCCCGCAAGCGGGGGTGTTGTAAAAATGTAACAGTATTACTAAGTATTACTTTTTATTACTCTGATTCACAAAGCCATACATCTTTTCTGCGGTTTCTATTATCTTGTCCATACCTGGAAACTCTGGCATAGCAACTGTACTAATAACTTGACCATCAACTTTTTTAGCAGTCATTTCCCATCCTGCGAACTTAACTTGATAATCTTGCATCACAATGTCTTTAGCCATTGCTAGTACATCGGCACGAATCTCGTAACCATTTTTGTTGAATTTAACTTCTGGAAGTTTTGGTGTAAATGAATTTTCTTTATCTGACATTTTATGTCTCCTTGTGTATGTGTTTATTTTATGATTGTTACATTATTGTTTCAATCATTTTGGTAGTATTGCACTACCCCATAAGTTTGTTAAACGCTTGCGTAGTCTACCAAATTCATGCATGATTTCACTTTGCTCTTTCCAGAGTTGTGAATTAGTTTCAAAGAATGTTGGTTCAGGAACTTCAATAGCAGCAGTACGCTCACCGTATCCACGCTCTTTTGTTCTTAACTCGTTCTTTGATGCTAGATGTTGAATAACCTTGTTATCTTCAATGCAGTGCATGAATACTTCAGGAATCTTGTGAAACTTAGCCCATGTCATCATTTCAACAATAAGTTTGTTACCAATACCTTGTCGTTGATAATCATATTCTACTGATACAGCAAGTTCCCAAGACCCATCATTATTCTTTGCCATGTGTCCCCAACCAACAATCTTATCATCTACTTTATGATACCACAATTCATGGTCTAATGGATGATAGACCATTTGTAGTACCAATTGGTCAATGACAGTATCATTGACGATGTGACCAAAGCGACTTACTTTATCCTCTTGTGTGAGATTTTTTAAGTGAGCCGCGTAATCTTTTAGACGATAGATGTTGGTATGGTTGGTCATGATCCACGAATGATTTGTTTTGCCTTAGCCATACGAGCGGCAATGATTGCCTCTAATAATGCTTTAAAAAACTTTTTCATTGGAAACCTCTTGAAGTTTTCAAGTCATATTCAACAGTTAATCGTTCTACATCACTTGTAGTTTGTGGGTTATTATCAAGGATATATTGTTCCAAGCTAGACCCATAAGTCTTCTCCTTAAAGAAGCCAACAATCAACCCCGCAGTAAATACCAAAGCCATAATGACTAGAACGATAAACATGATTATTTACCTTTCTTGGCTACTGGAGCAGTAGAAGGGAAGAAGTTTTGAAAAAACTTTTGTGCTTCTACATAAGGTGTGCGGTCTGTCAAAACACCTACAAAATCAGTAGCGGTTTTGATACCAGCGTCAATGGCTTTCTTTGTATACTCACTTTGAGCATCTACAAATTCATTGCTGATTTTTTTGATTTCTTGTGTTGGAGCGAAAGTATCAACGAATTGTTTCTTTGCTGTTTGAATGGCGTCAACGCCGGAATGTGCGAATGTACTAAACATTATTTTCTCCTGTGTATGTGTTTAAGTGTATCAGTTTTTGCAGAACTGTAACTGCACAAGTATTTAGTACCTGTGAGACTGTATTATACAATACTTTTTAGTAAAAGTGTAGAGTTTGTTCTCTAATCACTTTTTCTTTGGTTCAGCCTTTTTAGGTGCTTCTGGTTTCTTATCTTTGCTATGATCTTTTTTCTTAGCAAGCAACATCTTGCCTTCTTTAACTGGACCATTAGTACCTTCTTCTGCCATTGCACACAATGCGAACATTGATGCCAAAATGATTGTTAGAACTTGTTTCATAGGGTTTACTCCTTAATGTTATATAACGCCTTACTAGTCTATTTAGTTGACAATTATATCAACCACCGCGCCCTGTTTTACGCATAACACTTGAACCAAAACCTTTTGTTGGTTTAGGACCCTGAGATTTTGGAGCTTTACCTAATCCAGGATGTTGATTTTGATTTTTGTTTTTGGCTTCGTTAGCCATGTTAATGAATGGGTTTTTGCTTTTCTTTTGTTCGGTCATTTTGTTCTCACTGATTGTAAATAACTTTTTAAGTCACCGTATAAGTTTAGCATCATGCTAATACGATCATCATACAGACGGATATAAGGCTTGTTCCCTACATCATTCTTATTTACGCCTATATAGTATGGACATTTGATTTTCTTGTCAAGGTCCATGATGAATTTATAATGACTGTATTCTTTTAAATCTTTGATATCTATAGGATGATCGTGGAATTCTAATGTGGCTAGACGGAAGTTAAGATCACCTATTTGAGTTAATCTTAAACCCCCGTCACGTCTGGGATTTTGCCACCATTGTTTGTATGCCTGATCCATAGACAAAGAAGAATCACCAAGCTGTTCATATACAGTTTGTGTAATTTGTTCTTTGTATGTTGGCTTAGTCATCAGGATAAACTTTTGTGCCGTTGTTCATAAACACCACAGTAAATTTATCACTTTTAAATTGCTTGTTCAGTTTACGACACAGGTTACGAGCGTGACCTGGATTACTAAAACTTGTTTTCTTATATTTAGGCACAGCTTCACTATCCAGGTAGTGTTGGCTCTTTAGATTTATAGGTTGTCCGTCAAAGAACACAGCCCATATGCCACTTGCTTCTACAATCTGGTCGCACTTATAAGTTGTTTTGTCTACTATCTCAAGTAGAACTTTTGGTTGTGTTCTGCTCATCAATTACCACTTGTTTCCTCGCACGACTACTTCTATAACCTCTTCTTTGTTACTAGATTTTTTGTCTAATAGCATGGTCATGATTTCATCACGCAATAGTTTGGCATCATTCAAAGTCATAGAAACATCTTTACTGCTTCTAGCTTCTGCCAAAGAGATGCGATCCATAAACTTTTTAATTTGGTTCATACGTTATTTATGCTACTATTTACCTCGTCTTTTGTTTTGAAGGGGCCAATGTATTCATAACGTTGAATAAAAATATACTTTGGACAAAAGATTGGTTGGAATTCTTCACCTTGCTTAACTGCAAACCAACCGGCAACATGATAGCATTTACTTTTGGCAGTTTTAGTAAAGATGTGTAGTTTACGTTGCACATCATAGAAACTGTTATAGATGCGATTGCCTTCAGTCGGGAATACTGCAAAAGGTGCCTGAACATCAGTTTTTGCTTTTTTGGCAATCTTTTCAAATTCAATATTGATTTTCTTTTCAATCTGTTTAGTAGATGCATAATGTTCAATATTGTTGCCAATCTTAACATCAAAACCACTACCATCACTAAGTACGTTACCGATCTTTTTCTCTCCATCAGTAATGACCCAGTATTCTCCGTTTATAATTGGTTTAGCTTTTAAGTTCATTATCATCCTTTGTTAATGCTGCTACAAACATAAAATATTCGTAGGCTTTTTGTACTGCAGGAACATTTAATAGTTTCTCTGCTTCTTGCTCTAGTGCTTTAGCCGCACGTTGTGCAGCTTCTCTGGCACTAGGCCATTCTAATTGTTTAGCATCATCTCCAAACACTTCAACTAAGTGTTCCCATGCTAATCTTTGTTCATCTGTTATTGGTGTTGTATTGCCGCGTTGTTGCCTACGAATCTCTGTAGCATCCATGATAGCTTTACTAATTACATCCTCTGCGACTCTGCTTGCCGCAATTAATGCTACATAGTTAGGCTCAATATTATAACGTGTTGATTGCCCACCCGGGTGTACTATAACTAAATGACTTCCTTTAGGCATACTAGCCGTTAGTTCGCTGTCCCACTCACTAACGGCTTCATACTTACGACCAACTTTTTTGTAGAATACTTCTTTGGTCATGCTGATAGCTTCTCCCAAAATAATTCTTTTTCAGGCACATACGCAACTGCTTGTAGTTCACCGTTACTTACAGCATTTAAAATCATACTCTTTAAATAATCAGGACATGATTCTGAAATTTCAATACAGGCACGAGGTACCAACTTGATACCATCTACCATATAAAAATCTCTATCACCATGTACAATTTTTACTGTACTCATTTCTTCAACTCATTCCAAACTATTTGTTTAGCCCGAAGGTCTAATTCTGCTTGTTCTTTTTTGTACATTTGCGGTGCCATGATTTCTATCCACTGTAACACCGCTTCCTTACCTTCATCAGTTAAATGACAATATTCTGCACCAACTCTGCTATGATAATACATTGTATTATCTTTTACAATCTCAAAAAGACCCGAATATAATTGATTAGGTAGTTTCTTCATGTAGTACACCTTGATACGGGCTATTAAGCCACTTGCTATAATTCTCAGCATTGTCTGCAATTTTTTTAAGTTCATACTTGCCACAAAATTTTAATAAGTGAATTCCCGCCATTGGGATAGTTGTAGAACGAACATCGTTCTTAATCATTGCATCAACCTTGTCCTTAATGTCCTGGGGTTGTGCCTTCAAATCAATCAATGTTTTGTTTCGTTCATACGCATCTTTTACACGAACCTCTTTACCATCATGGTCAGTCCAACGTTGTAACATAAAAGTATTATAATTAAATCCTTGCTTGTGACGATCCGCAAACGCTTCACGAATGCCAACTTTATTCTTACTTCCAACCTCACGCACACCTGGATATGCAGTAAAAACGTTGTCGGAAGTATCACCTCTGATAATTTTCTTAAACAATAAGTATTCAGGGTCCTCTAATAGTTTAGGCTCGTTAGTTTTCTTGTCAATGATTAGTTTGTCTTTATCATTATAGTAGCCATCAAGTTTAATAAGTTCGTTACTAACACCATTATACTGATGAACATTGTTAGCAATTAGTTGTACATAATCGCTGTCTGTACTAATAATATAGTGTGTATCGTTTGGATGCAAGTGGATAAAACGTGCAATCACATCATCAGCCTCTGCTTCGGGATGACGCAATACGCTACAATTTGTTTTAGTCTTTAAATAATTATCCGTGAATTCTGCGTAAGTGTCCCAAAAAAGTTTGTTTTCAATCTGTTCTTCCTCAGTCATTGCTTGCACTGCAACTGCACGATGTGCCTTGTATTGTGGGTAGATAGATTTTCTAAACGATTTCCCCTCCAAGCAAAATACAACGTGGTCAATACCAAAACGTTTCACTGCTTGATTGACACTAGCAAGTGTTAAATGTAGGGCCATGCCCACCTTCTCCCATGGATCACTATTGCGTGATGCAACGTGACGAGCACGGAAGAAAGTATTAGCAGTATCAATGAGGGCGTAAGTGTGTGACATGATTGTATTATACTTCAATAAATCTTTTCAAGATAGAGTTCTGGGCTGATAGTGATGTTTTTACGAGACAAACGCTTATCACCACTATAAGGTAACCATGCATCTTGTACTCGTTGTGTTTTGAACTTATTACTTATAATAAATTCTTCAGCCCATGCCTTAACATCTTCAGCAGACATAGATGATTTTTTTGGATCAATGCCCTCAAGCCTCCATTTTTTGCTCTTACGTTTGATTTTCTCAATTAGAATCTTGCGATGTTTTTGTTTAAAGGATTCTTCAATATCTTCAATTTCATCGACAGGTCCATAGAACAAAAATTTAAAGCATTGATCCTCGAGACAGTGGGCAGTGTAGTCATCCACTCTCTCGGGATTTTTAGTAATGCCGAATCCTACTTTGAGATTATGGCTCATGACCATAATGTAGAAAAAGATCCATTCTTGCATGATTATTTTTTCTTCTTAGGTAAAGCAACAGTACGTTTTGTAATTTGCTTACTAGCAGCTAAATGAGCATTAATCTTTTTGATTTCTTCTGCTTCTAAGTATTGAATTGCATCAATACCTTTATGGACATGCAAATCTTTCAGTGCTTTAATTACAAATGTGCCGCCTAACTTAACATATACTTGATATGCAAAATACAACGACAATGTAAAGCCTGCGCCTTTGCCATCTTTATCAGTAAATTGTTCATAGCGATATTGCTTGAATGCCTTTGAAGCCTTTGTCTTCAATTGATTCATATTGCGATATACACCATGAACTGTAGCATGTAGATCCTGCAAGAACTGTTGCCAGTCTTTGCTATTCATTTCTACATTTTCTTCAAACGCAAAATCATACAATGTGCCGTAAAAACCTAATTCCGCATTGTCAACTGGTTTGTTATTCCAGAATGTATCTCGTGTTTTGAACACAAATTTGACTTTGCTATAGTCAGCGGTTGGAGCTAGAGTTTCAACACCTGCTAAGTGAGTAATTGCTCCTGGCTCACCTACGTCATCATGGTCTATTGGCAAAGGTGTACAGTTACAATCTTTTAAAATTTGAATTAAGTTGTATGTGTGTTTGTAAACAGGATTTGCACTAGAATCCAAACGAACTGAAAGATAGTGTTGTTTCCATTTATCAAACACATCAATCTTTTTGCTCATTTCACCGTTCAATAACGCAAACGCCTCACGTGCTTTGCTTCGGTCATCTGTCTCAATATAGATAACTAAAATTTTAAACTTTGCCCAATTTTTGGGACTGATACGCTTGCCCTTTTCATCAGTCATCAATCCTGCTTGTACAATTGCCGCAGTTGAACTAGCAGTGTGTTGACCGTTGACAATTGTCCACTCGTCTTTGTTTGGAGTTTTGATACAGTAGACTGGTTGAAAGCATTGTTCATCATAACTGGTAAAAATGTCAGTAGCATGTCCAACATCAAGTTCACGGTTAATGTCTTCGTCTGATTTTAGTTTACCGATTTCTACCTCAGTAACCTTAGGGTAGAGTTTAACACTAAAAGTTTTTTTAGTTTTTTCGTAACGCTCAACACCTTTATGGTATGCATCATTAGCTTCGCTTTGAATCATTTCCAACAGTTCAGCTACATACTTTTCACGGTACTCACCGACATCACGTTCCAAAATATTTTCAATCGGTAAATCATTTTGATTACGTTGAACCGGGGTGAAGGTCAACGGGAAAGTAGATTTTTTTGCTGTAGTCATTTTTGCTTTTGGGTTACCTTTGATTTCAATAAGACCTGCTGGTTTAGTCTTTGTTACTGTCGCCATGATTTATCCCTTAGAGTTGTTAAAATATGCGTCTATTATACAACCGTTTTGATTAACTGTCAACCTTTTTATTTTACTACTTTTAACTAACTTCTGTACGCCCGTTGCCCAAGTCACGATTTATGATTGTACGCATATCAGTCATATCTCTGTTTTCAGGATCAGCTTGAACTTGAGCATAAAGTTCTAATGCAACATTGCGACAAACATCATTGAACCAACGATCCACGATATCCTGATCGGTGTCTTCCTTCTTTTTCATGTACCCTGCTTTTACAAGTTGAGTAATGAAGATACTGTTCCAATCTAATTCAAAAGAACCTGAATGAACATTAGTAGGATCAATATCAAAACTTAGAATACTGACATAAGGTTCACCGGCTTCGGTTGCTATCTCTTTAGCACTTTTAACAGGTTGAACTTTCTTTTCTTTCTTTGCTTTAGGCGCAGGAGCCGGCTTAGGTGCGTCTTTTGTACCTAGTACATTTTTTATTTTATCAAATAATCCCATCTTGTTTTGCTTTCTCATATAGTTTGTAGCTGGCTAGGTTCTTAGCCTTTGATTCGCACATGATATCAAATTTATCTAAGAATGTCAAAGCCCAATCGTTAACTGCATTGTTCCAGTAGTAATCACTGTGAGCACGTAGTTTTTGTTTATTGTAACCTTCAGTTAGTAATTGTGCATGATTGGGTGCAACAGTTGCATCATGTCCAACTAATACGTCCTCACGACTAACAGAATAGTGCAATGTTGGGCGAACACCTCGCCATGAATCTTGCACACGCTTAACATCATCACTAGTAACACTAATGTATTCACCCTCACGAATCCAATTGTGATGAATGTCCAATACAACAGGAACCAAGTCAGACAATGATAAACAGTCAGACAAACCATGTGTGTATTCTTCGTTCTCTAGTGTTAAGCCGTTACGTGCCTCAGGGCTAAGACGCTGGTATACATCCCTAATGCCTTGCGGACCACGGCGTCCTGAGATATGTACATTGATTTTAATATCTTGGAATGACTTTCCAAAACCCATAAAGCGGGCCATGTCTGCATGATACTCAAACTCCTCAATAGATTTGTTTACAACTTCGTCACGATCACTTGCCAATACAACAAACTGATCGGGGTGAAAACTAACACGAACATCATTAGCACGAGCAGTCTCACCTAATGGTGCAAACCATTTTGCTAGTAAGTCTTGTGTGTTTTGACTTTGCCAAAAGTCTTTGTAGTCATCATGTGTATAGAATGATAACATGTCGCTGGTTAGTCGCAACATGCGTAGTTCATTAGGAAGTGTTGCGACCTTCTTAATGAGATTGTGGGTATTGACAATGTTTGTTTTTGCAACGTCAATAATCTTTTCCTCCACTACACTACGCTTGTTGCGATTTGCCCATGCCATAGTAGTGCCGCCGGTGTTAAGACCCTCAGCACTGGCGATTTCGCCTTTTTTATTAATCTCTGCCCATTTACAAGCAAAGCCGATACGTTTGATGGATTGATTAGTCATTGCAATATAGTAGCATATTTATGCTTTATTGTCAACCTTTAGCAAATCTTCCATTGTGTATAGTGATTTCATGTATGGGCTAACATCTTCTAGCACACTACTAGCAATATCTCCCGGTCTGCGAGGTCCATATTTAATATCAAAGTCTACATTATTGACTTTACAAAACAAATTGACAATCTCTCTAACCGTGTATCCTACACCGTGACCCAAACATTCTATGCTATTGCTTGGCTTTTCAATTGCAGTCTTCAACGCTTCACATATTTCCATGACATGGACGTAATCTCTTACGCATGTACCATCACCATGAATCGTGTCATAGTCATTACCGTAGATGGTAAACTCACCCTTTTCAGTAGCCTTCATTAGGTTATAGAACAATCCATCGGGATTGGTTGGTTGATATCCTTCACTACCTATTACGTTATAAAATCTAAAACTAGTGTAGGGTATTTCTTTTTTGGTACAGTATTCACGCACAACATCTTCTGCTGCCTTCTTGCTTGTACCATATGCACTTTCACATTTTTCAGCAGCACCTGTACTAGCAAGTATAAAACTCTTGTACTTGATATTCTTCAATATATTCAGTGTGCCAATCAAATTTGTTTGGTAATAACTTTCAGGATTTGATTCGCTCTCTCCTACATTGACAAGTGCAGCCAAATGTATAACTGCATCATACTCAAATCTACTACCATACAATGAACGAATGTCTTGTGCATAATGCAAGTTTACATTACGCTGTGGTTGGTTGATATCAAGACCATGAATGTCATAATCTGTTTCTAACAACTTTGTTAAGTGGCTCCCAATATAGCCACTGTTGCCTGTGATTAATATTTTTTTCATTCAAAACTGAACAGATTTACACCTGCTACTTCCTCCGTTGGTTTGTATGTAGGATCTTTACTTAAGTATGTGTTGTTGTCGGTATACACAACATTACAAAATTTGTAACGGTTACTCAATACACTTTCGAAATCTTCTCTTGCCAAGTGGTCACGATCTAAGTCTTTGATGTAATCTTTGTAACATACGGTTTCATATGTATTTACCTTAGCTGCGTTATTATTGCTTCTTTTACCTACAAATTCGTCTAAGAACTTGATCCAATCTTGTGCTACTGCTGTGTCTAACCACTGTACATACTTCAATGCACCTGTTTCATAGTGTTCTTGAGGAGTAATATTGTATTCTGATTTAATTGCAATAGCTACATTATTGATTGAAGTCTTAATGAAATACTTACCATCAAAATTGTCTGACCAGTCTTGTGTATTAAGTACGACACAAGGCATGTGACCTAGACATTCTAAGAATGCGAATGGATAGTTCTCACGTAGACTTGGCATAAAGAATACACTTGCACTTGTAATGAAGTCTACTTTCTCTTGTCCAGTAATGCCAGCTTTAATTTCATAGTCAGTTATACCTGCTTCTTCAAATGCTTTTATAAACTTCTTTTCACCATTTGAGTTAGTCATAACTTTACAAGGAAGACCACACTCTTTCATTACTTTAATGTATGCTTCTGGGTTCTTGCCTTCCTCCCAACGACCAATAAACAATACACCTTTACGTGCATTAAAACTAGGTTCAAGTAATCCTCTCTCGCTCATTGGCATAGGCAACAACTTACAATTTGTTGCACCGTACTTAGTCAGTTCATCAATATTCTTTTGACTCTGTGTACCAATGATGATATCACTAAACTCCATGTGCTTGTTGTAGAAATTGTGATAGCTATCCAAGAATACATCACTACCTTGACTTTCACGGAAAATCATACTATGTAAATGTGTATAGAAAACGACCGGGATATACTTGTTGACTGTCATAGCATATGCCGCAGTCATTGCTTCTTGTGTATTACACACAATCATGTCGTAGATGTTAGTCTCAAACGCTTTCAATATGGCTTTACGAAAGTTGATAATCTTCTCAAAGTTGATTGTATCACTAAATGCAAATGTAGCAGTATGGTCACTATAACGTAATGCATCATTTGGATATACAATGTTTGCACCTGCATTTTTGATTACTTCATCAAATGTACCAGTAGGTTGTTTATCTAAAATAACATCTACTTTCCAACCAATACGACCGCACATTTCTGTAAAACTTTTACAGAAACTACCAATACCACCGTGAGGAATAAAGTGCTGGTCGCTGATTAAGAATGCAATTCTTTTACTGTACAACTTCATTGAACTTATCCTGAATAGACTTTATACATACTGCCTTTGTTGCATTAGCTAGGTCGTAGTCATAAGTAGTGCCACCAAAGGTCATTTTTGCTTCATTAACTGAATCTATGCATTCATTAACAACTAACTGAATCAAATCATCAAGGCGGTCATAGTAGACCCATTTGCCACTAGTGTCAGTCCCTACTTTGTTTACCAATTCTTTTGTTTTTTCTTTCATACTTTTTCTAACAGTCTCAGTTTAATAAATTCTTCTCTACAAATCCATTTGTAATCAGTAAAAAGTTGCCAATGATGTTTATTGTGTCCACGATAAGCGCCTTTTAACCATATCCATTTATCAGTCTCTAAACATTTATGTGGTAGAAAACAAAACTTGTATACCCAGTTGCGATTTATGCGTTCCCATTCAATTAGGGATATTCCCTGGTCGTACTCCATCAGGTTCCCCATTCGTTTTTGAAGAGGGGCACTTGTAGTCTATCTGAGTAACGCCATCCTTTTCGCATTGCCATTTCTGCCACTGCTCTGTTGTTTAGAGCGTACACACTCTCAACCCCACCGCAAGGCATAAGATAAACAGGACCGGTAAAGCCACAGCTACGATATTCATTTACAGCCCGTTCTGCTTCCTGTAAGTCTTCTTCTGATGCAACCACGAACTTAAGGTATACAAAGCCCACATTTTGGTATTGACGTATAACATCAGGGCGTATTGCTTCATTCCAATCTTCTCCACTTATTGATAGTTTAGGACTTACGCTAAAGGTAAGTGCGTTCTTTTCACGATTTCGTTTCCAGTTTTGTAAAAACTCAACTAGATCACCGCTCAATTCTTGAGTACCATTTGTTTCAAATGTTAGTTCTTTAAGAGCAGCCATACGATAGTTGCTCAATAAATCAGGATAGCTTTTTTGCCAACCTAATAACGGTTCACCGCCTGTGATAACCAAGTGCTCATCCATCCAACGCTTGTGAGGAAGTATATCCATAATGCTATCAACAATACCACTTGACTCAATCACAGGACTAAGATCCTTAAAACGAGGGTCCCAACTAGCGTAACTATCGCATCCTGTGCTGACGAGAGGAAGTTCTTTGTATGAGTTATATTTTTCTGGTTGTACATTAAATCTCTCTACTGACAACTCACCTTTAGGCATTCCAAAGCCATCACACTTGAAGTTGCAACCAAATGTGCGTAAGAACACACTTGGTACACCCATGTAACGACCTTCACCTTGTATACTGTAAAACAGTTCTGATACTTTAATTTTGCTCATTTTTACTCCACAATTCAAGTGCTTTGGCAGGATAAATCTGAACAGAGCCTTTTTCTGTATCACTTTCAACTGCATAACCTTCTGGAGTTAACTCAGTTGAATATGTACCAACAACTGTTCCGTGCCACTGTGAACCTGAAACCTTTTTTACTAAATCACCTAATTTAAATTTGCTCATGCGAATAAATCCTCATTCCATTCTCTGTGGCCTTCCCTAAAAGCCATGTTACTTTGTGTTTCTCTAACTTCTACCCTATAGCACCAAAGTCGTTCTGCTTCTCCTGGACCCCACATGTCAGGAATGTAAACTCCATTGATATACTTATAAAGCATATTGCTAAGACCTTCACAACCTAGTTTGGATAGCACAACAATTTTTGCCATGTTTTTTTCTTGTAATAGTTTAAATGTTTCAAGTTCCGGGTCATCAGAACTGACCAGAAGGGTATGGTCGAACATATCCTCTAACAACTTCTTCAATTCTTTTAGTCCGCCATAGTCTGCGGCCCAATGGCGAACATCAAGGTCGTTGGTACCAAAGTAGAACTTCATACTGAAGCTGTAACCATGAATTAGATTGCAATGGCTGTCGGCTCGCCATTGACGATAAGCGCATGGAAATGCGTCATGGTACTCTTTAGTACTTGTATATTTGTATGTTATTGGTTGCATTAATTTTCTCCTATGTTAATTATAGCATAGGCGGCAGAATTTATCAAGCGGGTTGACGCCCAAGACCGCTATCTTTATTTACCTTTTTGTGCTTCTGCGACCCTTTTTCTTAGTCCACTTGAACTGAATGAATGGTCACGACTATTGAACACATGGTTGATACCTTTTTGAGCACCTTGAGCACGACCGGTAAAGTCTTGGCTTTGATACTCTACACCTAAGATACGAACATCAATAGGAAGAATCAATATCAAGTCAATCAAATCTTGTTCCGTTTGGTAAACAACGATTTCATCAACATAACGGCATGCCGCCAATTGAATTTGTCTTTCCACCACTGATTGTACAGGTTTGTTTTTTGTATCTGGTCTATCAATTGTGGGGTCAGTCTGGAGCCCTGCAATAAGATAGTCGCAATGATTTTTAGCCTCAGATAGCATAGCAATATGCCCCGCATGAAGTAGGTCAAAAGTTGAGAAAGTAATTCCAATTATCTTTCCATCCTGTTTAAGTTTTTTAATTTTATTGAATATCATATTAACTCGCTAAGTTCTTCTACTAATGGTTCTGGTTCACCAAATTCACCAAAGCCCCATGTTAATTCGTACTCTTTACCTGCATGAAAATATGTTTCAGTAAAGGTTCGTTGATTGTTGCTTGACTCAGCTGGCTCGACTAACGCAAGAAGTGTAAGCATGTGTTCACGCTCAATACCTTCTAATGTCCTACGCTTTTTCATGCCTATACTTTTAAGAAAGGCAAGTGCTTCTTCTTTTGAACTAAAAGGTGAACGATTCATTCTTTTAATGTTCTCCACATTACTCTCTTTTCATTTTCAGTTAAGAATTCTTGTTCATCAGCAAATGTAGGACTTTCTTTAATGATACTATCAAGTAACCACTTGAGTTTGTACAAGTCTTGTTTAATCATCCATTGTGTGTAGCCATCATTGTAACGACTATTCAATTCTACACCGCTCATGTAGATTTGATGATGTACTGAATTATAATCCATTGGTTTACGATATCCCATTTTGTTTATCCAAACATGTGCAGTTTCTACCTTGATTACAGTCACCGTTACAATTGTTAGTTCGATGCCATGCATTAGTTAAGATAGCTGTTACAATACTGATGAATGGGTTAAGGAAATAACCCAGTATCAATCCATAGATGAAGATTTCAACCATCACGCATGACCTTTGTAAATAAGTTGATTGACCATGTCAAGATCAAACTGCAAGTCTGCAATGTGATCTTTTAATTTTTGATATTCTTCATTGTGTGGATCACTATTGCTAACAACAATACTCAAGTACATGTTGGCAGCAGCCTCATGTGCTTTGCGTAGTTCTTGTTCTAACAACAATCTTCTATCTTTTAACATATCATTTACCCTGACGAGCAATGCTTAAGAACTCTGCTCTGGCAGATGGATCAGTTTTAAAACCACCACCTAGACGAACAGTAACAGTTGAACTACCAGTATCTTCTACCCCTCTTGCTGCAACACAGTAGTGTCGGGCGTCAATAAGAACCGCCACATCTTCGGTTTCAAGAATGTACTGAAGGCTGTGAAAGATTTGCTCAGTGAGCCTCTCTTGAATTTGTGGGCGCTTTGAGAAGTATTCAACGATTCTATTAATTTTTGATAAGCCCAAGACTTTCTGTTTGGGCACGTAAGCAACAGTTGCAAGACCGTCGATAACGACAAAATGATGTTCGCAATTGCTTTGTACCGACACATTGCGCTCAACAACCATTTCGTTGTAATGCATCTTATTATCCACTGTGGTGCATTTTGGGAATGCTTCATAATCTAAACCCCACATCACCTCATTTACAAACATTTTGGCAACACGCTTAGGTGTTTCAATCAAGCTATCATCGGTTAAATCTAACCCTAGTGCTTGCATTATAGCAGTAAAATGAAGTTCGATCTTTTCAATCTTTTCTTTACGGTCAAGATTGTTTTGTATTGTAGGTGTTTCAACACCCATTTTGACTAAGTGCTCATGCACTTTAAGACCCAGTTCTGGATCGCATTTTGTTTTATTAAAACTCATAGATAACCCTCCGTTGTGATGGTTTTATTTTGACGTTGTGCAACCTTTGTGTTGCACAAGTATTTATCACAATTACTTAGCTGCTGCTTTTTCTGCGGCACGTGCATTTTTAGTTTCAGTGATTTCGTTACGGCGTGCCTTAACTGCTTTAGCCAATTCACCTAATGCTTTACGAGCACGAGTACCTGCTGCATTGTTACCTTTTTCAAATTTTTCACTTTCAGCCAAGTATGCTTCCAAGTGTGTGTTAATATCATTGTGTGCGCTCATAGTATTCTCCTTTTAATTTGCGTCTTTTGGATCAGGTTCACCGCTGAACTCTTCACCTGTATCTTCATTTGTAAGAACTAGTGGACCAGTGAACATATATTCAGTGTCATCAAGTGACCAACCTAATTCTTCTACACCTTCAAAATAGTTTTCTTCCCATGCTTCGTCAAATTCTTCCAAGTCTTCATCAGTACAATTGCGACCTTTTTCAGAATCTGCCCAGCAACCATCAATCATGTCTTCCATTTCCCACGATTCATTGGCAATGTCTACCCAACCAAGTTCATACCCGCCTTCGTTTTTCAACTCTTCGGGTGTGAGTGGGATCGTATCTGATTCAATGTAAAAAGTGGCCCAACGATAACCTTCTTCACGAATGATTTGTTTATCATCTTTGTACCAATATTGTGTTTCAATTGCAGACTTTTTATATTTAGGTGATAGTTTCCAAGTAGCCATTTTAGTATTTGCTTTCTTTAGTGTGTTTACGATAGTCAGTGCTCATACGTAGCATTGTATCACCCTTGCCCTCAAGAATGTCAACGATACGGTCAATCGTACCGTCATTGTAGTCACTGATTTTACCCATTAACTCGCTTGATTTTTCAAGTAACTTTTCAAGTTTGTCAAGCGCATCTTCAATAGACCAAGGAATATACAAGCGAGTATTATCATTGCTAAAAGTTTCTGGGAAACTACGATAAGCAGGATAAAGCACATTACAGCCCAGAGCATCTGCCTCCGAGACAGTATTACTGACCCAATCTTGTAATGCACAGTTAAATACCACGCGGCTATCATTAACAATGTTATAGTAATCATTCTTGTCTAAGTCCTCATAGATACTCAACATACCAATAGCATGAAGTCGTTTAGTACGATCCATATAGCTATCATTATTGCTTTTGAGTTTTGCACCACTACAGATACAGAATTCTACACTTGATCCTGGATGGCGATTATACCATGCTTCAATGATATCCATATAGAAGTCTGGTTGCTTTTCTTGATCCCATCTTGCACTAAACACAACACGATGTTTGCGGTCACTGAATGGCTTGATTGAATCAACACGACTCTGTACTTCACTCTTACCGAATGCTAGTCCACTGATATTGTAGATTGGGGCTTCCCAACCTGCAATCTTCATGTGCATGACCATTTCTTCATTAGTTGCGAGGATTCCACCTTCACTTTGGCGGACAGCTTCACATACCATCTGTTCGTAGGATGCCATAAACTTTGACATGCCCCAGACATGGACAAAGTCATCAGGATCAATTGACTGCGCCAAGCATCGTACAAAAATCTTTGGACGATGTGACTGAGGAACTTGATTAAGAATGTAAGGCAAACTCTCAAAGCCCGGTTGAAACATATCTTCAAAGTAGATAACATCATCACTGGTAACTTCTCCTGCCTTCATCATCTTAACTAAGTTCATCAATTGACTCATGCCAAAGTATGAACGACCATGTGCATCAAGTACTTGCCCGGTAACAATTGCTTGATCGTTACTTAGTGTTTCACCACTTACAATTTGATAGTTGATACCACGTTTCTCAAAGACTCGTGTATTCCACTCAGTCAATTGAAGGGTATATCTTGCTTTATAGGGTTCAAGACCCATGTAGAATAATTTACGCATTATCGGATGATGATATCTGCCCAACCATCTTTTGGTTGTTTACCTGCTAACTGTTTTGTATGTTGACGATAGACAAATGATCGCATATCATACAATGTTGCTTCATCAAACTTAAACCCATAGTCTACACAAAATTCTTTGTAGGCTTCTAAGTCTTCAAAGATTTGACGGACGCGGTGATTAGGTTGAATGTGTGGTTTTGCCATTTTGTTTTCCTATTAAATTTTTAGGTTGTTGTAAGGTTGAGTTGTGTTGTAATGTATCGTAGCACCATTCTCATTGTCTTCTGAAACAGTGATAGTGATATTACGATCTGGATATCGAGTTGCAATAACCTCATAAAGGTCATCACTAATCATTTCACAACTTTTGTAATCCAATGCAAGGATGCCTTGAGAATATTGATTCTCTAACCATCGTTTGAATTGAATAAACTCAATATCACGGTCGTTGTGAAATACTTCAATCGTCACTTCAAAGTGAAAGATGTGACGATGTGGAGTTGCTAAAAAGCTAACGTCATACTCATCACCTGTTGCCAAGTTAGGGTCTGTCGCTGCTGCTGGGTATTTGTGAATACCCTCTTTTTGAAATCTTACAAAAATTGTACGAATGGCTTTGTCTTTGATACGTGTACGTTGTTCAAAAAGTGCCTGTTGTCTTTGTTCTTCCATGATTTACTCAAACTTAAAAAATTCGTTAAACTTTGTTCTAGCGTTAATTGCTTTCTTACCGCTGAACCCCTGACTACCACTAGACATTTGTGTCCATAATTGACTGTGTGCATCAATGATATCCATACTATCTTTGCGGGTCTTTTGAGCAAACACTTCATTAACAACTTCACGGAATGTTTTACCAGTATCACGTTCGTGAATCATTGCAGGTGTAATACCTTGCTCGTATCTACGATTCGCTTCTTGTACAGCATAGATATGTTGATAAACATTATGACTTTGAATCAGTGTATAACTCAATGTATCCCAACTAGTTTTAGTTTCTTTACCATGAGCACCGATGAAACCCTGCCCTCTGTAACAAATATCTTTCATAAGTAGTATATCAGTTACAGGACTGTCTGTAAACATAGTATGGATACCGTCAGCAATACAAGCATCACTATACTTACGCATATCACCTGCGTATGTAGGTGTGATACCATAATGCTTGCCTTCTGCTGTTTTAGTCATACTATATGCCCACTTTTTATTATTTTCAATTGTGTTATTAAAGTATGCCAAACCCTTAGCAGCACTAAAGAATGGGCTTGCACAGTCAAAAGTAATTTGCAAGTTTGGATTGTGATTTGCACGTATTGCTTTTTGGATATCAGTAAACAACACAGCATACTCTAAGATAGATACACCCAAACAATGAATCAAATCATGTTTGCCTGGTTTTAGTAATCCATCATAGATAATGTCAACCATTCTACGTAGTGTCAAATGAATGTCAATTTTGTTTTGACCACCAAATGCCCAACCATTAAAGTGATTGTCTGGATAGATATTTGGATCACAATACTTCTTCATTTCATTATACCACTCATCACTTTCAGTATGATTAGTACCTTGAAGAACGTTTAAGAACTTGCAACTACCATTACGATTCTTAATAAAATATTCGTTGTTAATATGTGTAGCGTCAATGGCATCCTGAATGTTAGTAATGCCATGAACCTTATGCATTTCTTGATTCAAGAAACTTTGTGATGGGATATCTAAACACATACCATAATCCATATATGTGTCCATCCAGTTCAATACAGCTTTACGCTTAATCATTGCTTTAGGATCGTTGGGGTCTTTCCAATCAGCAGGCCATTGGCCTTTAAGAATTTGAAAACCACCACTATCACCTAACATGAATGTACCTTCTTCACGCTTGCGAATGATACTTTCATTTGGATTATCTTTTGTAGTGTCTAAGTCAGCATGACCTGCACTATACAAACCCCACTTATAAGTGTATAAGCCTTCTTTGCTGTTTAAGAAGTTTAGTTTTTCTACATCGCCGTTGAAACTTGCAGGGATGCGTTCTTTGGGAAAGTAATCTTCTCCCTCTCGTTGCTTACCCAAGCCAGCGATATAGAAACTGCTGACTGCGGGTAAGAACAATGCCCATTCTGGGTTATGTTGACTTGATAAATTTACTTGTTCCATTAAGGTACCATTGAAGGTGTTACATTGTTGCTAGGACTATTCAATAAAGTTTGAACCATTTTGATTTGTTCTTTTCTTTTGTTGATTTCATCAACTAGACTTTTAATAGTAGGATGCTCTTGTGCAAGTTTTTCTAATTGTTGTTCTTCTATCATTTTCTTTTCTGCCCAATGCAGTATTGATACTGCTTCAATAGATAAAGAAACAGTTGCAGAACCCGATTGTAGAGTAATCCAGTTGTTGCCATCAAACACTTCTGTCTTTTGACTTGCTGTATTGTATCGCATGTTACCTACACATTGCAATCCAGCGTACCCATTGATATAGGTACTACCGGAATAACTAGCAACGTTAAGGTAAGCACTACCAGAAAGAATATTATCTATCATTTTTGTTGTGCTGGTAAACGATATGTGTAAACTGCAAGACCACTATCAACAACAATTTCACTTAAACCTTGATCTGAAATTTTGAAAGTTTTGTCACCTGCTAAACTCAAAATAGCAAGAACTTGTTTGATAGGCCAGTGCCATTGACGACTTAATGAACCACTAACGCCGGGAGCAAATACAAAGTTACCACTGTGTGTTGAAACATCACCGAAATAGATTTTCAAGTCACCGTTTTCAATTTTAGTGACAAATGTAGTTTGTTCACTGTTAGCACTTGCTTGCTTTTTCAAACGTTGAATGCCTGCAACAGTTGGAACAAATTCAACGTTAAAAGTTGGAGTCACTGCCATAACAGGACGTTTAACTTTTTCTTCAATAACAACTGCTGCCATCAAACGATAATCGTTAACAAAGTCACCGTTCTTTGTTTCAAAGTGAATTGTGTCTGGAACATCTACACCATCACGATTTTTTGTAACAACATTGATTTTTGCATCAGTATCATATTCTTCAAAGCCTAAGATAGTGCTTAGTTTACCTAAGTTAGGCATACCAAATGACCCTTTGAATTCAATGTTTGGGTTCTTGAATTCACCTGTAACCATAACACTACGATCTTCTGGGAAAGTAATAATTTCAGTTTTTGTGTCTGTACCTGCGATACGAATCAAATCAACACCCTCTAGTGCTCGGGTGTGTTCAATAATGTCTTGTAAAATGTCTTTCATGTTTGTCCTTATGTTAAATGTATTTAGGAATACTATGTGTGTATTATAGTGGAAGTTTTTGCGAAAGTAAACAGTTAGTTTACCCGAACGTAAAGAAGTTGTCAAAGGTTGATTTAGTGTTTGAGTTTTCACGGATCTTCCAATCCAACACACCTAAAAGGTTATCAATCTTTTCATCAACTAATGTCTTTTCCATTTCTTCGTCATCAAATGGTAACTCAATGAACCATTGCGGTAATCGTAGTTCGTCCGTTGGGTAAGCAACACTATTCATATTCAATGCATTTGGTTTGAGTTTACATACAACAATCTTCATACCATCTACAATTTTCATTGAGTAGTTGTCGTTATAAAGATTTCGTAAATAGTTATAGTTAATCGCAGCCATAGCATGACCAACACCACATTTACCTGTCTTCTCCCAGTTTTGTGTATGCTTAGTCAAATTATTAACTGACTTAGGTGAACCTTTTGTCCAAGGCTTTTGTTCACTCAACCAACGCTTGAATTCTTTTACGGTTTCGATAACTTCATCTCGTGTTTTACCTTGCTGTATGACCATTTGCAATACGTTCATCAAGAACTCTTGCACATACTTAGGAGTATCCGCACGTTTCAAGTCAAGACCCATAGCTTTGATATCGCCTAACTTACCATTACTATCTTTACGTTTACCCTCTTTATCAAAGATGTTGATGGCATAACGTTTTTTAGTAATGAAGATACTGCGATCACCAATTAATTCACGACCAGCTTTAATGATTGCACCATTCTTACGAGGAGCGTGAAACGCTTTCTCCATGAATGCTGGGAAACTCTCGTTTGCTTCATCAGCAATACTGTCGTATAAGCCAATACAAACATCTTTGTCCCATGACAACTCACCTGCTTCAACTTGTGCTTTAAGTGCAGGCCACGCCGAGAAATAACAACTATCAGTATCGCCATAAACAATAGAACGACCTTCGTGTGTATATTCACCTTCAATACTTTGATTGATTTGGCTCATCATGTGGCGAACAATTTGACGACCACTTAGTGTAACACTTTGACCAATACGTTTGTCATAGAAACGACAATGTTCATTCAACAATGCACCATAAGCACTGTTTAACAAAATCTTACGAACTAATTGACGCTTATCATAATAAGCATGTAGTTCTTTATCTCCTGCTGCATCTGCTTCTTTAGCCTGTTTCTGTGTTGCTTTACGTTCAGTATACCAACGACTTAGTAATCCTGGAACGACACCTTCTTTTTCATAAGTATAGATTGTACCGTTTGCTGATATCATCCAAGGCTTATGACTGTCAAAGACTAGTTTCCATATCTCGGCTGCACTCATTTCAATACTACGACCATCTTCATAGTCTAGCCATAACATAGTGCCACGTTCTTGGTTCATAATTGCTGTGTACTCTAGTGCACCAAACAAGTTTTCCCACAAGATAGCACCTTTAACATCTTCATCACCTTCTTTGAAGAATTTCTTCTCACGTGCTAATTTAGCACCTTTATCCTTCATGTATTGGTCTGTTAATGTTTGTCTGACTTGAGCAACAATGGTTTCACCTGCCATGTTGAGCGCCCGAATAACGGATGGATATAGCGAGTTGATGTCAACTGCTCCGACCCAGTCATGCATTCCCTTTTGGGGAGTAGCAACATAGGCACCTGCTGCTTGCTGTTGTTCTTCATCATTTTCATTCTTCCTTTTCTTATCTGGTACAACTAACCCACGACTGTGAGCCTCGTTCATAACTGCCATTTCAATCATAGCAACTGAACCCATAACTGTTGGCATAAGAACTGTGTTCTCATGTGCCAATGCGTTAGCAAGTTCTAAGAACTTTGTTTTGTTATGAATCTTAACCAACAACATAGTATCTTGACGGTTATACTCTAAGAACTTTTCCCAGTCCTTGTTGTACAATTGGTCTAGAGTACCTTCATATTGTGTTTTGTTTTCACCGACTTCCATTTCACCAATGGCGTCTAGTTTATAACTGTGTCGTGATTCATAGTTATACTTTTTGTACAATTGTAAATAGTCAAGGTGAATACGACCAACCAAATCGTAAGTCATTTCTTTCTTACCAAATCGTTCATATTCTCTTGGCTTTGGAAGCTGACCCAATAGACAGAATTTTCTAGTGTCATCCTTACTCATTACTCGTGTTACACGATTAACCATGTAGGGTATGTCATAGCCTTCACTGTTCCAACCAGTCACAACATCAGCATCTTCTATCAATTGGAAGAAAACATCAAACATTTCCTTTTCATTTTTGAAAAGTAATGTGTTATCAAACTTACTTACAATTTCTTGTGCTGTTTCTTCACTCATGTGCTTAGGTGGAATACACAATGTTACCAATGTGTCTTGCCAATCTAAGTATAGACTGATTGCTGTTACTGGATTGAATGGGTCACTTGTTGGACTGAACCCTTTAACGGGGTCAAAGTCAACTTCAATGTCAAAGAAACAAGTGTGTAGTTTAGGTGGTTCAACACCTAAATAGTTTTCTGATAAGCAACGGAATATAACGTTAACATCACTCTCATACAATGTTTTGTTAGAGTGGATACGCTTTTCCTTTTCAAATTCTTGTCTCTTGCGAGTACTGAATCTTGATACAGGAGTACCGTAAATACTTCGTTGTTTGCCTTTAGGGTCGTCATAGTAAAGCACATAATTTGCTGGAAACTCGTTATATACTCTTTTACCCTCAGGTGATCTTTCTACTACATAGATACGGTCTTCATCACGGGAATGAATAGCATCAATGTATGACATTAGACTGTTTTACCTACTGTTTCCAAAATAGTGTTCAAGTCTTCGTGTTCTTGGTTAGTCTGTGTTAGACTTGCTTTGTGTGCGATACGAATTGCTTTTTTAAGAACAGAAGGTTTCACCTCTAATTCTTCTGCGATAGCTTTAACTGTGTCGTTAAGACCTTCGTTGAGGGTATCAACCTCGTGCATTACTGCCATTCCTTCATTTATCAATTGTGTGAGCTTAATTTTTTGGTCACCGCTGAACATTTTTGTTGTCATAAATTCTCCTGAGAAAGTACTTATTATAAAGCATTCTGTAGAGAAGTCAAACTTTTTGCGTAATTAATTTACCCTTTGTAGCCTTTAGGTAAGATGTGTTTAGATTGTCCTGAACGGTTCCATGACTGCCACATTCTTTCACCTTGGTCGGTTTGCATATCACTAGGAATAATGTCGTTGCCCAACATCTTGGCATACGCATACATGTTAGTTGCAATATTCTGACCTTGATAGTTTTTATTTACCCAGGTGTTTTGACTAATCAACGCTTTGTCATGTGGTTCTTCTGCAAGTTCGGCTTCAGCAACTACTTTTTTACCATCGTATACAGTGATGATAAGTTGGTTACCCCAACCAGTATTGTTTTCTGTTGTAGCAACATATCTAAGCCCATGTATCTCTAATTCATGTTTGAAGTTAGAATGATAGATATCTGGGTTTACTGTTTCGTTTATAAATTCACTTGCTCTCATTTTGTCACCGGGTTTCCAAATACTTGTTCACGAATCTTTCTACCATCTACGATTCGCTCGTAGTTCCCATTATTATCTAATAGTGTTAGATTACTATTTGGAAACAGTTGTTGTAATGTTTGTTCATCGGTAACAGGATTCAATCCTTGCTTACCTAATGTCCTTGCCATAGCATCACTTGATTCAATCCAAACACCCGGTTTAGTCAATAGATTTTTAACTCTATTAATAACCTTTTGTTTTGATTCAGTTTTGCCATCATGACCAATGCCTTGAATCTTGTAACCAGTCCAAGATTCATTTGGTCTTGCTCTACGATAGAATACAGTACAGTCTAAATTTGGATCTGGGTCCCAATCTAATGCTACCCAATCACTTGCTGCAACTTGACTACTATTTTGAACAAACGAACCCAAGTTTGTATTCTTATATGCGTTATGAACTAAGTCAATCAAATTGTTGGCCCACTCATGTTTCTCATTAGAGGTAACAAGTAGTTGCCAACGATTCTTGACTAGTTCACTTGCTCTCATTTTGATTTTGGCTTTTGATGATGCTTCTTCATGTTGATAGCAATTGCAGCCTGTTGTGCTAGATTGGCAGCTTCTTCAACACTTTCATTTGGTACACAGTTGTTTACTTTCATACCTGGATGTGTTGGGCTATTTTTCATTCCTTCTTTGTGCTTACCTGGCCAGCATTTTTCAGCATTGCGTTGTGCTTGTGTGCGTTTCTTTTCAGAGATAAACTGTGTAGCACTTTCTAGCATTTGTTGCATTTCTTCAACACTCTCACAATGCCATCTACGCAAACTCTTATTGATATTGCTGTTTGGATCATGTGCAGTTTTAGCACCAGTGCGATGTTTCTTCATACCCTTCATACGAGCACAGAAACTGGCACGGCGTTTAGCGGCTTTACTACCTTTTTTCAATTTGCTTGGTTTTGTAGTTACAGCAGTTTGAATATGACTACCTGGGTGTTCTCTACGGTAAACACTCACGCTTTTCTTACTCATGCCACCAACACGTTTGTGATTGTGTTTGCTCCAATTTTCACCTTCTGTGATAACTTCTTGTATTTTCATAATATCCTCAAATAGTCTTTAAAATTTTGATGACGGGCTTGTAAGCCAAGTAATGCCGGGTTAATTGCTTTGGTAACGCTAGTTGTGTCACCAAAGTTTTGAACGTTTGGCTTAACACGAGTCTTCCAATACCATAATGCAATTTTTGCAGCAACATCTGGCTTTGCTGCTAGTTCAGGGTGATTGACTAAATCAACACCAATCGCTTCACCTGCCATACGATAGTTGTCACGACCAGTTAACTGAACATAACCTCTACCATGATAACGTTCACCATCACCTGGCTTGTTGTTACCTAACATTCTTGCTGTTTTAGGAGCATAACGTATATCATATTTATGAGCAAAATAATCTTTGAACTTTGGCTTCTCAGACATTTTACTAAAGTCCCATGATTCATGTTTCATCTGACCCAAGAACTGAGCAAGTTCACTACCCTTTAATCCATTATGTCTTGCTACTTTTTGTAACACAAGTTCATTGTCAGTGTTAGGGCTTAATACATTGTATTCTTCTGGTTGAGGCTTATACTGCATAGCATTAGCACCGGTAGCTGCCATCATACCGGTAGCGGCAGCACCTTTCATAAAGTTTCTACGACTCATACTCTCAACTAAGAATTCAATTGCTCTCACTGGAATATCTCCGGATGGTTCTTGCCAAAAATCTTGATGTACTTACCAGCTAACATATCAGCCATGACTTCAATTGGACTACCTGGATAGCTGTCGCCAGGCTTAATCATACCCAATTGTGCTTGTCTCTCGTGTACTAACTCATGGAACACTGTACGCATGATATCAACCATGTTTCTTTTACCAGTGTAAATCCAAATTGTATTATCTTCTGGAGTATGTACTCCAGTGTGATGACCTTTTTGTGCTTTTTCAGTGTCATCACTAAATATCATTCTTGGAAACGGCTCTTTAAGATGTAGTCGTCTACTAGTCCATTGAATGAACTCTTTCATTATAGCATGGTCTTTGCTAGTTTTGATTTCTTCATTTATCTTTTTTTGACCATAATCTTTAAACACATCATCTAGTGATGATTCAAAAATTGATTCAATAGTTTTACCTGTAACCTTAGATTCTGCCATTGATGTGCGTCTTTGGTCAGCATAATATTGTGCAGGTTTCATATAAACACCATTGGTTCTAGGTGCTGAACCTTGACTAGATGCTCTACGCACTGCATCATAATCTAGTTTAGGTTTTGATTGTGGCTTTTTCTTAAAGTAATCAAAGACTCCTTCTTCCATATCATCTTCATTGAAGGGCATCATTCCTACATCCGGATCCTCCACTACACCTTTGATAGTATAGTCTGGTCTACT